TAGGCATAAGTATTGCAGGAGAAAGAGTGAAAATTTAACAGGAGGAAAACAGATGTATACTGTAACTGCTCTAACTGTACTGGCAATGGGACTTTATACGGCGCTGTTAACATTGTTATTTTAAGGGGGAGATATGACCAGAAAAAGCCTAGACTTTGACAATCCGGATTTTTCTCTAATCGAGAAGTATGACAATGAGCTATATGAAGAATACACTGACCATAATTTGGATTCTGCTTTTGGTATGCACCTGGAGGCAGAAGAAAGGGAGTGGTGAGATGAAAAAAGTGAGAATAGAAGTATTAGATAAATCAGGTAAGCTTATTGAAGTTATCTACTGTAAAACTTGGATGGAAAGTATAGGTAATTTCAATCCTATGTTTTGTAGATATAATGGTAGGCGAACGTTAGTTCAAAGCAAGGAAGGTGATATTTCAGATCCATTTAGACGTGAAGAAAGTTATCTCAATAGCTTATATATTACCATAAAGGAGAATAACTAATATGGATGATAACAGAGAACTATTTCACGCGGCAGATGATAGGGTAAATAACAGGCTATTCGCTTATTACTTCATAGGAGTATTATCCTGTCATGTAGACCCGGAAGTATGGCGGGAGTGTCTGAAGCTCGCTGAAGAGAACTTTAAATCATAAAGCAGGAAAGGAGAAAAGCGTTATGATAAAAATTAACAATTGGTCAGTAGGTGGAAATAATAATCCATATATACCGCCTGAATGTAGAACATTACATCTAAGTGGTATTGTTTTTAATCATCCAAAGATAGCCGATGGAGCACAAGTTACTACATCCGCTATTATAGATGCTAAGAAAAGGATAGTTTATACTACATCTGGAAGTATTTATATCTTAGGTAAAATTTCTAAATCATATCGTAAATATCTACACGATATAAGACCTAATTGGAATTGGAGAATACCGATAACTATAATACGTTAATCCCTAATTGCTGCTCACAATATCCCTTGGCTTACATAGCAAGGGATATTTTATTTCAATAATATATATTGAAATAGTATATAATAGCATATGCTGGCTAGTAAATATAGTATTATAATATATATCATTATAATAATCATTATTAATAAATAATAATTATACCCCCCCCGGTGAAAGCCCCATTGACTTTGTACAAATAGAGGGAAGTTCCCCCCACAATTACCCAAATTTTTCACACCTAAAAATTACGGCCTATATTTCTCACAAAATTTGTGTAATATTCACTATTTTTTATCCACCAAAATCCATATTTCATTAACATTTAAAATTCCAGTATTATCAGGATGTGGGTCATGAATCATTTCTTCACCATTATAAATAACAACATGATCAAAATTACCCCTTGGAGATTTACCAGATGCTATAAATTTAATAGGAGGATAAAATTCTTTTAATCTTAATAAATAAATATTTTTATTATCTAACCATTTTAAAACAGCAGGCCACCATTTATCATCATCCATATCCTCAAATTTAGGTATTTCTTCTATTTCTAATTCAAGTAAACTAGCAAAACATGCAGCCATACAATTTCCATTAATATTATTTTCAGGATCATGTAATTTTGTTTGTTTTATTTTAATCATCTCACCACCCCACCACTATAATCAGATTCGTTATAATAACTAATACTTCTACATGTTTTACATAATCTAATATACCTATTATGAGTAATAAATTTCTTCTCACATTTCAAACACTCTCTACTAAAAGTCCCATCATAAGCTTTAATCTTTATTCCCGTAATAGTATAATTTTTATCTAATTTGTATTTACAATCTCTAACTCTTCTAACCGTAAGTTTATTATCCTGACATTCTTTCTTATCGCACCAACCCTTACTAGGAGTTCTAGCTATAAATCCTTCTTTACAGAATTTACACACACAGATGAACTCTCTAGGCATAATTTACCTCCTTTTTTAGGGTATATTATATACATTATATGGGTTGACTTGTCAAGTAAAATCGCTATATACTATAATCACCCTAAAAAAATTGGTATTTTTTTCCATGACCCAAGAAACCCAAGTCTTAACACGCGATTGGTACGACAAATTACAAGCACAAGCTGCTAGTAATTTTGTTAATCTACCAATAGAATTTCAAATGCGTGGTTATGACTATGATTTTATAGCTAAATCATATCTTAACTTTTTCAGATGCGAAGATAATACCAGACACGATAAGTTAAAACTAGCTAAGAAGTTTCTGAATTTTATAAGAAGTATAAATAAAAACCGTGCGAGACGGGAACTTTCAGAAGATTTTTTTCTTTGTTTTGAGTATTTCATGGAAAACTTTCCAGACCTATTAGCTAAACAAGATATGGTACACTTAGAGACACTTGAGATCATAACCCAAGCTGTAGACCGGTCACAGTTCATACAAGATATTATATCAGTAGATGAACTTAAACGCCGAGTTTCTAACTTAGAAAAAACCCAAGAAAAAGAACATGAAATAATCTCTAATTGGGATGAGGAAGAATATATAACATTACAAAAAGAAAGAGATAAATACTTACTTTTACAGGAGATAACAGAAAATGGGCTTGATCCAGAACCTAGTTGATGAAAATATGTCAAAAATAGAAGATATAGAATCTTTATGCCAAAAGATTCTATCGGGTAATTATAGCACAAAACATACTCTACAAGAAGATGGGACTATTTTAATACAGGCTATACCTATATCAGCCATGTATAAAGATGAAGAACAAGAAGAACCCCTCCCATTCCTTACCCAAGAAGAAATAAATAATAATATACAAATTATCCAAAACCAAACGCATGGTGAAGTATGTGGTACTTGTGTTAAAGCTCTTAATAACACACCTAATCCACATGCAAATATGCGTTATTGTAAATATAATGGTACAATGGTGTCGAAACATCAAGCGTGTTGTGAGGTATATAAGCATGGCAAGTAAGTGGGCAGAAGAAAAAAGAATTAAAGATTTGTACGCAAATTTACAACTTAAGCGTGGATTTGTAATTAAACCAGAATTTAATAAGCCAGGTTTCGTATTTACATCAGTAGATGGAAATACAAAATATTACATAGATAAAAATGGCTCTAGGAGAAGAGTAAAATAAATTGGACTTTCAACAAGCCATAGAATTAGGTCTTCTAAAAGAGCGAGAGACTCCACAAACAGACCTAGAAAAAGCACATCAAATGATGAGTGCAGAGAAACCTATAACTGCACAATTAAAAGATGTGTTTGAGATATTAACTCAAAAAAAGTTCGATAATCCTATACCTGCTCTAACTCGCAAAACACCAGATATTTCTACATTAGATAAATCCCCACTAAAGCCAGAAGAATCTTCTAAATGGCTAGATTTCATATTAGACAATGTAGATTTAGTATCTGGCATGACCAAAGCTTTTCACGGCACACCAAATAGAGTTTTATTTGGTAAATTCGACAAAAAATTTATAGGTTCCGGTGAAGGTGGAGCAGCACGCGGTTGGGGTTTCTACTTATCAGATGTAAGAGATATAGGTGAAACGTATGCGAAACTTAAATCAAAAAAAGGTAAAAATATAGAACCCGGTTACATCTACCGCGCAACCCTTCATCCCCACAAAGAACAAGAAAACTGGTTAGATTGGGATGAAAAAGTAACAAATGAACAATTAAATAATATTGTTAAGCAAGCTAAGATAGAAAATATCTCAGAAAAGATTGAATCTAAATTAGATTATTATAATAATAGTGTTTTAGGTAACCCATATTATGCTGGTTCTACAGTTTATCATTGGCTTAAAAATATATTTGGTTCTAAAAAAGCAGCTTCCGAATTCCTAGACCGCGCAGGAATAGATGGAATAAGATTTGAAGCTGGTAGTATAATGGGAGTGAAACCACGTGTAGTTGAAAGAAAAATAGAAAATATATCAGATGAACAAGCCGATGTTATACTTAAAGAATTAAAACAAATTCCTAAAAGGGAATATGGTGAAAATATTGGTTTTGGTAAAGGTAAAGAAGGATTAATGAAGTATACAAAAGATTATCCAAGTTTAATAAATGAAATAATGGTAAAACATGGTTTTAGTAATCAACAATACAACTATGTAATCTTCAATCCCGAACATATCCAAGTAGATGCAGTAGAAGAAGTATCAGGAAAGGTAGTAAAAGAATTTGTACCCAATAACCCCTAGCTGGCTATATTTATTAGCAACTGAATATCTTGGTTTTAAAGACTTTGGTATTCTACATAAGTATCTTTGTTCACGAATATGTGAACCAAGAGCAGCACAAATACGACTTATTTTAGTACCAAGGGGTTTTTTTAAGACAAGTTTATTCACATATACACATAATACAGCTTTAACTCTTGAAAATCCTAATATTAGAATTTTACTATGTTCAGGAGTTTTACCAAATGCTAAAGCAATGGTTGTTAAGAATGGTAAAATTTTTACACACAATGAAGTGTTTCGTGATAGATTTAAAGAATGGTGTCCTAAGAATCCAGAAAATCCAGAAACGAAGTGGAACGAGTCGGGAATATATCTACCTAACCGAACAATTCAACATGCAGAAGGAACTATCGAAGCGTTTGGTGCAGATTCCACGATAGTTTCTCGACATTATGATTATATCAAATTCGATGATATTGTAACTCCAGAAAATTGTACTACAAGAGATCAAATGGAGAAGATTATCACAATAGTAAAAGAAGCTTTTGGACTTTGTGATAATCGTATGACTACACCTGTAGATATAGTAGGCACAACATGGGATGACGGTGACTTATACGCATATTATCTTAAAAAATATGTAGACTGCATAAAAGCCAATGTAAGTCCAAGTGTAGAAGTTATTAAAATTCCTGCCACATACCAACGTGAAAAAGGCAATACTATTGGTATAGTTCTACCTTTTAAAGAAGGTGAATCTGTATTTCCTGAAAGATATAGCACAAAAGATTTAAATAACATACAGAAAGAAGATCCAGAAACATATGCTAAATTTTATGACCTTGATCCAGTTCCTATGGGAGATAGGACTTTTACGGATTTTACTTATTATTCTGATCTCCCTGGTGATTATAAGCAGTTTAGAAAATTCATGACTGTAGATCCTGCACATACAGAAAATCCAACTAGTGCATACAGTGCGATAAATATTACAGCAACAGATAATGAAAAAAATATGTATTGTATACTTTCTTATCGTGATAGAGTAAATCCTACTATTTTTATGGATATGATTTGGAAATTTTACTTTGAATATGAGTGTGAAAAGATAGGAATAGAGAAATACGTTTATCAAAAAGCATTGAAACACTGGCTAATGGAGCGAGTTGTAAACGATCCAGAACATAAAGTTATGCGAATAGTAGAGCTAGATCATAAAGGTAAATCAAAAGAAGATCATATAGCAGCACTTTCGCCATATGTGAATACTGGTAGATATAAATTCATGCGTTCACATACTACTTTAATATATTCTTTGTCAAGATTTCCAAAAGCAAAATGGCGAGATGAAGCTGATGCTGCTGCATATCAGTTGTATTTAGTAAAACCTTCAAGTAAAAAAGAGATGAAAATAGTACATCCTAACTCTTTAGAATCATGGAAGCGAAGAATTAAAAGAGCTAGAGGTCTATTGGGTAATAGACCTGGACTATACGTAGGAAACCTATGACTTATGATATTAGAAAAGAAAAAATAGCATGGTTGACATATTTAATATATATAATTTTAACTGCTTTGTCGCTTTCATCCGTGTTTATGTCAACCAAAATAGAAAAAATATCTGATAAGTTATCAGATATACCAAAAGAATATGTTAGTTTAGAAAGATATAATTGTGATGTTAATAGAATATATGATCTTTTGAAAAACATGGATATAAAACTTGAAAGGATAGCACATAATGGTGGACTGGAACGAAATAGGTAATTTTAAAAGAGAAGAATTTATTTGTAAGTGTGGTTGTAAAGAAGAAAATATGAATCAAGATTTTGTAAAAAAACTTGATAAAGTAAGAAATAAATATGGTTTTCCTATAATTATTACATCTGGATATAGATGTAAATATCATGATTCTGAATTAGGTGGCAAAGGAAATCATACTACAGGAAAAGCTGTTGATATTAAATGTGATGTTTCACAAAATAGGTATTATATGCTTCCTATTTTGCTAAAATATTTCAAAAGAATAGGCATTGGAAAAACTTTTATACATGTAGATGATTGTGATGAAAGTAATAAACCTCAAGAGGTAGTATGGGTATATTAATAGCATTGGGGGATAGTATGAGTAAGGTGATATTCCAGTTATGGCCTCAATGACCCTCACAGCAAAAGACAGCCGGGGATGGCAGGGCACACGAGAGGATAGGAGGGTGAGGTGATACGTTGGTACTTGTCTCCATATTCGGGCAAGGGTACATGGGATGATCCATTTCATGCTGCGGCATGGGATGTTATAAATCCAGAAAATGACAAGTGCGTGGGGTTTATTCACAAGGTTGGCGAGTCCTTCATTGTCCGTATTGAGGCCCCATATGAGGTTCACAACAAGATTATATTGGAGCGCAAGGGTGAACCCATTACCAAGCTTTGTGAGGGCATCATGGAGGAAAAAGCGGAACTGACATCCATAGATGTAAGCCTTCCAATAGCCAACAAATTAAAGTCCTCACAACTCGATTGGATCACGAAGGAGCGATTTAGATAATGCCGACCGATGCTTTTAATGATCCCGCAGCGGAGCCCATAGGTGATCCTTGGACAACCTGCGACGATTTATACCCGTGCCGCAAGAGCGGCGGGTATGCTTTGCCGTCTGATGGTGGGGTTGGTAATGTAAACTTCGCTCATGGGGTTTTTTACAACACTGGGTCTCCTGCGGCCAATCAGTACAGTAAGGGGCATGTGGTCGATGTGACCAATCTTCCAATGCTGATTGTTCGGCAGCGGAACAGCGACGATAAGTTTTACCGAACGTATTG